CCCCTTCCAAGTACGCCCCTTCCAAGTACGCCCCTTTCAAGTACGCCCCTTTCAAGTACGCCCCTTCCAAGTACGCCCCTTCCAAGTACGCCCCTTCCAAGTACGCCCCTTCCAAGTACGCCCCTTTCAAGTACGCCCCTTTCAAGTACACCCCTTCCAAGTTCGCATCAATAATAGCTTCTCTAATAGTTTCTTTTTTGCTAGTATAAATTACCGCTCCGTAGATGTTTTTAATTTCCATTGTGTTTGTTTTTGTTTGATTAATACCTTAACCTCATCAACCTTGCTAATCGGTACACGAAAAGCAATGGTAGTTGTTTTCTCTGAATATTTCGGTTTAGCGCCCGAACCTAATCGAGCGCCTCCGTGTTTCTTTTTAATCATTTAGCTTTGATTCAAGTAATTTTATAACCTCGCTACCGTATCTATTCTTAGTTAGTTCAATAAATTCTTTAACCGTGAATTTATCCTTATCGAGATTAATTCCTTTATCGCTACAAAAAGACTTTCTACCCATCTCACAGCTACCAGTTAAAAAAAAGTGCCATTCATAAAAATCCTTAGCTTTGTATTTCTTCTTAGCACTATTGAATTTCTCTTTAAACATCTCAACTCTTTTTTCTATTGGAAGATTTTTAAGTAGTTTCTTTTGTAATGAATCGACAGCTTCTTTAAGTGTCGAACCGTGAGCAAATAGATTCTCTCCTTTAGCAATGTAGCACGGGATTAAAGTAAGGTCTGAATTAATAATAGCGCCTTTAGCTATGTTGCCTTTAACTGAATCTATTCGGGTTTGTACTCCGTCTATTAAATATAGATTTTGTCCATTAAAGGTCTTTAAGCCATAGCCATCGCCAGAGCCATCGCCATCGCCATCGCCAGAGCCAGAGCCATCGCCAGAGCCATAGCCATAGCCAGAGCCATAGCCATCGCCATAGCCATCGCCAGAGCCATCGCCATCGCCAGAGCCATAGCCAGAGCCATAGCCATAGCCATCGCCAGAGCCATAGCCATCGCCATAGCCAGAGCCATCGCCAGAGCCATCGCCATCGCCAGAGCCATCGCCATCGCCAGAGCCATTATTAACTTTTATAGCTAAAAACTCTTTTATTTTTTCCATGGCGCTACATTTTCAATGTTTTCAATCGCTTTTTTTGTACATGGAATTATTTGAAGAACATTTTCTATTGTCATTTCCTCAACAACTACAGTGAACCTGCACTCTTTAGGCTTACTTGTTCCGTCAACTGCCAACTGTTCAACTGCGCACGCGCCATCCCAGTAGTGTAGTTTTCTTACGTCAGTTAATTGAACTTCATTACCTTCTTTAGCCGCTAGTGTTCCAAAGAATACACCTGCGCCGTTTGCTCTTACGATTACTTTTTTTCCGATTTGTGTTTTCATTTTTTGTTTGTTTTAATTGTTATGGGACAAATTTATATTAATTATTTTTATTTGCAAACTTTTTCTAGTTTATTTTAAATATTTTTTAATTTTCGTGTATTCGTTGTTGAGTTCAATATAAGTTAAATCACTACAATCGTGGTCGATGTAGTTCTTTACTATCTCAATAAACTTTTGCCTTCTCTCAGGTGCAACCTTCTCAATTATATTAAATTCATCACCCACATTCATTGAAATAAGCAGTCCCCACACCTTATCGTTATAATCCAAATTTTGCGACATAGTTATCAATTTGCGTTTTTAAATTCTCATTCTGTTTCATCAAACTTAAATTAAGCCGTTCTAATCGCTTATTTTTATCGAGTAGTGTAATTATATCACTTGGCTTCATATCGTTTATTAGATACTCTCTTTTTGCCTTAGAATGAATTTTATCGATGTAATCTTTATACGATTGAATTCTCAAAGCCATATTTTCCCAATTATTCTTTTTTGCTCCAGCTGACTTTTTCGCCATCATTTCGCATAGTGCCAAGTCGAATGATAAATCAATCATGATCTCTTCCTTAAATAAATCGTTTAGGCTATCCGTTTCTCTCTCCTCTGCTATCTTAATACGGGAAAGGGTCTGCATCTTTTTGAACGCTCTCAGTTTCAAATTTGTCATTTTTTGCGTGGTTTAAAGTTGTTAATGTTTGTTGTACTGGTGTTGTTTCAAGTACGTTATTACCTCCAATAGTGAATTTACAATAGTCTTGCATTGTAAACAATAACGGTGCTTCTCTCGGTGTAACACTACCTCCTGTTAATGTTTCTTTAACCTTCCTTACGTGCACCTCCGTTACGTTAAATGCTGTCGGGTGTTGCGTCATACGGTGAATACTTATGAAGTCATCGGCTCTATTGGCGAACTTTTGCCCTCCTTCGGTGTCGGCTTTTTCGGGAGGCATCAAATGCCCTTCGTTTACGTGGTCTTTTGGGAACTTCTTACGCGCTGCCTCAGTTACCAGGTGCGTATTAACGTAAAGACTTTTATGTGTTTGCTTGCAGAAGATACGCTTCAAAGCGCATATCTCGTAGTCTTCTTCGTGCTTGTTGTTACCCAGTCCCATGCCTTTAAGTGAATTGTACGGGTCAATAAGTAAGCCGTTTGACTTCGTGCCGCTGCTCACTTCCAATATTTGCTTTGCATCAAATAACCTACCGTTCCGAATGAAATTAAACATTTCGCTCATTTCATCATACGTTCTATGCAACTGCATTTCAGGTATCTTAAAAATATTGATGCCCGTTAAAAACTGCGCTATCTTAACTTTCAATGAACCTATTGAATTTTCGGCTGAAAATATATCCCACTTCAAATTATACTTTTTACTTAGAACACAGAAGTACCACAGAATCCAATCGGTCTTACCCACGTTATCATGCCCGTTAATGAATACAAGTTGCTCAGGCTTATAAGCCAAATGCTGGTCAGCTACCTTGTCGCCAATACCAAGCCCTCTTTTTATCGCACCGCTTCGTAAACCTTCTACGAATGCGCGTCCCTCTGATGGCTCAAAGATGTTTTCTGCTGCTATTAATTTACTCATACTTCTTCGTGTTTACCAAAGTTAGCCCAAGGCGCTGGGTTATTGCTTAACTGTACTTCGGCCTTTTTAGGTGGGTTTGTTTTTAGCCAGTTAGCAAAATGTAATTTAATATCTTTAGATTGCTTTCTATCGGGATTCTCTAAGTAGTTAGCAATCACCCAAAATTCTTTTAGTCGTGCTATCAAAAATTCTTTTGTAGTAAAGTTGTTTTTTATCAACCAGTCTAACCATTTGCTGGGCTTAACAATTTCCTCCCAATTTTTTTTTGATTCTAAATATATTTCATCTTCTGTAAGATTATATATATTCTTTTCTATTCTATTCTCTTCTATTGGCATTGCGTTCGTAATGCGTTCGCTTTGCGTTCGTAATGCGTTCGCATCAATACCCTTATTTTGCTTGCGTTTAGCCCAAGCATCTTTTGCTATTTTACTATTTTTCTTACTAACAGCACCCCTATCTTCCAGCTGAATATCTAAAAACTTTATTGATAAATTACCTTCAATTTCTACGATAATGTTACTATCGCATAGCGAACGTAATGCGGTCGCATCGCCAGCGCATAACTTTTGAAGAACTAATTTATAAGGTAAATCGCCAAGTCTCGACCAATACATTGAGCAAATATCTATAAACAATCCTTTTTCTTCTCTTGTACACATTTGTATATTTCCATTCTCCCATTCGCTGGTTTCAAATTGAAAATAAGGTAGTCCTTTAGCCATTGTAAACCTCCTCTCCCATTTTGCTGATTTCAGTTCTCAATTTCTTAGCTAATCTTATAGCTGTTGATTTGTCTAAGGAAATAAATGATGTTGGTTGTTTTTCACTCTCGTCTCTGATAGTGATTGCTATTTCACGTCCTTCCAACTCGCATTCCAAAAAAGATGTGTTCTTTTCAAACGACAATCCTCTTCCAATAAAAATAATTCTGACATTCGCCATAATAATAACAGGTTTTACTAAACCGATAAAAATAAGTAGCCGCTTCGGGAGCAACCGCGACAGGAGTACGAAGTCCTTTATAGTTGCTGCCCGATTAAGCTGTTTTTAAATATCTTAGTGATTTTCGTACTTAGTCGCTAAGAGATGCACAAATATACAAAATTAATCCTTTCGCGTTTCGTTTTTATCAATCTTTTTCAGTAGTTCTTTTTCAATGTCGATTGAGAAGTGATGCGCATAATTTAAGCACGTCAATATAACATCTGCCAATTCTTCTCCTAAATTGTTTTCTTTGCCTTTACGATTAAGTAATGATTCATAAATAGCCTCTTCGAACTCTTCTTCAATTTTACGAATGAATTGTAAGTCTGTTGTGTCAGGTGTTATGTAACCACGCTTCACAATAGAAGCGTAGTTACTTTTGATTAGGTCTTGCATATTAGAATAGTGTTGATTGTGATTTTTCCAATACAGCACTCTGCACATTCTTTTTAGCTTGGTTGTAGTAGCTTTCTTTTAATTCAAAACCGATAGCTTTTCTATTCATTTTAACTGCTTGAAAAACCTCTGAACCAATACCCATAAATGGAGTAAGTACCGTATCGCCTTCGTTAGAATATAGTAAAATTAATCTCTCAATAGTATCTAATTGCAAAGGGCAAATATGCTTTTCGTCATTTTCTTCTCTGCCATTTCTATAACCTTGCAATGTATTTCCGTAATCAATATCCATCCAAACTGGAGAAGCTATTTTTTGCCATAAGTCAACTGGTATATTAGTGTTTGTTACAGGATTAGTTCTTTCTCCATCTTTTCTAAACACCATTACATAGTCAGGTATTCCAACGCGGCTCATTGTGCTATCTTTTTTTACTTGCTTATGAAGTAATCCAAGCGCCTTAGTTCTTTGCATTTCAACAACAGGGTCTTTCCAAATCGTTATACGTGAATGATAAATAAATCCAGCTTCACTAAATGCTTTTAAAAGTAAGCCGCTAAAGTCGCGAAGTCCTATAAATCCTTCCTTTCCTTTTTGTATAGGTAAGTCCATGCAATGAACAGCTACATTTCTACCGCTTTGCAAAACTCTGTAAAGTTCCTTTATTAAGAATCCAAACTGAATCAAAAATTCATTGTAATCTTTACTATTACCCATATCTTCTAAGTGGCTTGAGTATGTATAAAGTTCTGCGAATGGTGGAGAGAATACACTTAACCCTACCGATTCGGTAGGCACATCTTTAATTAACTGGATGCAATCACCGCGTTTAATGTGATAGAATTCATTTGTTTCTTCTGTTGTGTCAACATTACCGACATTCATCAGTTCATTGTTTAGGTTAGCGTTAATCGCTTTGCTCATTTCGTCTTGCATAAGTTCAAATTGTTTTTGTTTGTTATCTATTGATTGTTTTACATTTGCCATTGTATCGGTAGTAATTAAATGAATGTTAACTTCATTCTTTTGCCCGAACCTATAAGAACGTCTTATCGCTTGGTATAATCCCTCAAAGCTAAAATCTAAAGAAGCAAATATTTGATTTCGGCAGTTTTGATAGTTCATACCAAATGACGCTATTTTCGTTTTGGTTATAAGCACTCTGAATTCATTATTTGCAAAACCTAAAAGCATCTTTTCTTTATATTCTGAACTATCTGAACCTTTAACCTCAACAGCATCAGGTATTAGTTTCTTTAAGTATTCGCCTTCCTCATTTTGCTTAATCCATATGATGAAGTTTTCATCGCTATTATTCACCAACGAAATAGCATCTTCCATTCTTTCAATCTTGGTTAATCTCAACTCTTGATTAAAGTT